CCCCGAAAGGTAGAAAGAAGAAGTCCCATCGGCGTAAAGTCGATACCCACACTGCTGTCTGGCAGGCAGTGTGGAGTGGTTTCGTGGCCAGTGGTCTTTCTCAACAGCGTGGTTGCTGGGTAGTACGCAAGTGGGTTACCGCTTGCGGCCCCCGTGGAACTGACTGGTTGTCGGACAGGTTGAAGGAGCTGTCCGTCACCCTCCGTGACGTTTGCCTTACGGAGCGCGAAGTCGGTTACACAGAGGAGATACCTAGGCCCATTCAGAGGTGGCTTCGTACCGTTGCCCGAAGTGAGCCCCGTCGCATCCTGGCCTTCACCAGGTTTGCACGGGCTTTGCCGCTCGCTTCTCGGAAACGCATCTCTGAAGGGTTGTTGAACCACGCCCAAAATCTTGCCAAGCCCATCGCTTGCTCTCCTGTAGTCCAGGAGAGCGTCGAAGAGAGCGTTGTGGTAAGGCTTGGCAGGACGTTGAGAAAGCGTATGTGGAGACATGCACCTAACAGCAAGAACGCTGTAAAAGAGAGCCCTGGGTCTAAAGGCGGGTACGATGAGTACCTCCGGACTCTGGTTACGGAGGACCTCCATGGAGACCTTTACAGGGTCGATATGGAAGGTCGGATCCTCGAAGCGGCGCGTCGTTCGCCGGACTTCCCAGGGAAGGACTCTCTCTTGAACAGGCTGCTCAAAATTGTGCGCGCCGGCCCTTTCCAGGAGGCTGAGTACCCCGATCTTCTGCAAGGTTATGGAACCTTGTTGTCGTTGGAGAAGTTCGGGTCTCTTGGAAGGTCTTTCGATAACGTGCCAGAGCACGTTGCGACGCCAATTTCTGAGCAGGGTTGTAAGGTGCGTGTCATTACCGTCCCCCCCGCCAGTCTCTTTACTGCTGGCGACATTGCACGGAAGGCAGTGTTCCCTATCCTTCGCAGAAGGGACAAACGGATGCAGGACTTCAACCTGCGCCGATTGTCGGATAGGACAGTGCACGGCTTCCGTGGTCGCTTGCGTGGTGATCAGCACTATTTTAGCGCTGATTTGACTAAGGCAACTGACGGTTTTGCGCACGATGCTATTCGGGCCGTACTCCGCGGTCTGGGTAGAGCGGGTCTTTCCGGCCTGTACTTGACAGCGGCTGCCGAATCCCTTGGCGTTGGGCAGCTGAAGCATCGTGTTCGTTACCATAAGAAGTCTTTCACCAAGAGAGACTGGGAGGAGGTGAGCAAACTTGGCGCCCGTGGCAGTGAAAATGGAGAAGAGTTCGTAAGCATCCCTATGGAGAGGGGTTGCCTTATGGGGACTCCTATGTCCTTTACGATTCTTTCGCTGCTTAACGGTTGGGCTTGTGACGTGCTGGGACCCATCACCGCGCTGTGTGGCGATGATGTGGTCAGCGTCACGAGGCCGCACCAAGTTGAGTCCTATCGCCAAAGAGTTGAGGCGATAGGCTCCGGACTGCATCCGCGGAAATCCTTCTGGGGCAAGAAGGGTTGGACGTTCTGTGAAGTTTTCGGGCTTCACAGCTCGCAGGACCAGCCTTGCGAGTGGTTCAATCCTTATCCGCTTAAGCAGTTTATGCGTGACGGTAATGGGGTCATGGACAAGGGCGATTACTTCGCACCGCAGTGGAAAGCACTGCGTCGTGTAGCCCGAGTCCTGTGTAAGGGCGTGCGCGCCAAGGCTCGCAGGCTTCGGCGTCCTCCTGAGCTCCCAGTGGCTCTCGGAGGACTTGGCCATCCTAGCAAAGGGATGCGCGACATGCCGAAGGTTGTCCGCGCGCAACTTCACGCACTGCTCTTTGGAGCAGCTGACCCCTCCAAGTACGCGACACGAGTCGATATCTTCTTTTCTCCCGCTGACGCGCAGCGGTATAGAATGGTGCGTGCTGGGGTGGAGGGCCTCAACGATTTTGAGTTCGCTTACAAGATCGAGGAGCCCCCACTTGGAACCCAGTACGTTCCAAACCGAGTGCTTCGTGCTCATCAAGCTAGGATGACGCACGCGTTGTACTGGGCACTCGGAGGAGATTATAGACCGTGTCGACCAAAGGACATGAAACCGGGTACGTTGAAGCTGCCCCCTCCTTCTCCACGCCAGTTTTCGCGTTTCACCAGTTGGCTTTCCATAGCTGGCTGGTGGCGTGATAAGTTGGATGAGGAGGGCAGGTTCGTACCCATCGACTATTGCGCTGAGATACGGGGGTTTAACCCCCCAAGCGCTGTAGCACCTGTTCGGTGATACGGCGAGATAGCCC